CAGCACGCTTTCTGCGAACTCAAGCATGGTCGTGTTTCCATGTAAGCAGACGGTTTAGTGCCACCATCTGGAAGGCTTGCGTTAATAAATCTTAACGGGTCTGTTACCGTCACGCTTCTTGACGGTTCTAACCGCAGGCTTCTTCACAGAGCCTCCGGCTTTTTTCTTAACAGGCTTACTCTTGCCTGCAGTGTTTAAGGCGATTGCAATCGCCTGCTTTTTAGGCTTACCCGCGGCAATCTCAGTGCGGATATTGCTAGAAATAGTTTTTTGGCTAGAACCTTTTTTCAAAGGCATTAGCGGCCTCCTTGTTTAGGAGCATAGATTCGCTCCATGGCAACGGCTGCGCGCTGATCAGCAATGTCTTTCTGGCCTTGAATACGCGCTTCGTTGGCCTGCTGATTAGCAGCAATACGTTGTTGATCTAGCTGCAGGCTCTGTTGTTTGGCCTGAATGTCTGCTTGGTCCTTAACAGCGCGTTGCTGAAGCTCTTGTGCTTTGAGCGCCACAACTGGGTCTTCGCCTTGGCCTTCTCCAGAAAGCTGACCTTGCACAGACTTCATCTCGATCATGTACTCGGCGACCTTAATAGAGATCATTGCCTCACGTTGCAAGTCAGAAATCATTCTGTCTGGGTCTTCACCGTACTCCATAAACAGTTCTGCCTCAGTGGCCTCTTCCGCTTTCAAACGAATGTGCTGCAAGATGTGTTTTTGCAGTTCTGCCGCGGCTAAAGGGTTGGCCTGCATAAGAGGAGATAAGCCCATCATTAAGTGAGAGGCAATATGGGCGTCATGCTGTTGACCGGCAAAGGCTTTGAGCTCTTTGCCATCGGCCACTTCCATATTCTCGCTAGCAGGGTCCTTAGGCATCTGGTTAGTTTGGACTTTAAGAATGCCGTCAATGTCACGCACGTTCATTGCCTGATAGACGCGGTAATACGCCTCATACATGTTGTGCATCTGCGGCGCACTTTGCGCTAGCTGCAGTTGAGTCTGTGCGAGAGTAATGCGTTGAGCAGCAGAGAATACATTGGGGTCCGCTACGGGCAATACAGCGACCATGTGGGAAAAATCTGCCTTTTTTACACATCTAGACGCTCCGGGCACGTCATATGGGTAATTATCGGGTAAATATTGCCCAAATCCATGCGCCAACATCTCAAATTCTTGCGTCTGAGCGTAGTAAAGGCGCTTATGAACCGCTGACATCACCATAGAGCCACGCTCAAGCAAAGCCAGTGTAGTACCAACAGCAGCCTGTTGATTTCCATCACCTACCTGCATATCAGCAATGCCTGCAAGGCGTCTTCCCGCGTCTACAGTGAAGCCAAGAAGGGTAAATAGCGTCTGGGAGGGCTCTTTATAGGGCAATGGCAGCAAAGAAGACGTCAATTCAGCGCCGCCGGCGTCAATATCCCGCCATTCGCCCGGCTGAATAGGCCCATCCTCGTCTGCAATGCGCGCTCCCTTGGCTTTGAAGCCCGCAGGGAGGTTAGCTAGCGTTCCGGCGTCAAGAAGTTGACGCAGTGCAGAGGTTGCGGTCTTAGAAAGGCCACCAATTAGGTGTACAAAGCCCAAACCGTAGGCTCCGGGTCCTTCTACAAGCACATAATGCACGAAATACTCGCGTCGGCACTTGTATTCGTCGTCTTCTAGCCAGTTACGGCGGACGCTGACTACTTGGCCGCTGTTTTCGTCCAATGTAACGACGTAAGGAACCTTAATTCCAGTCGGTTCGCCACTTTCATCTGTGTCTTCAAAGCCCAAAATGTCCAAATCTATCTGGAACTCGAGCAAAAATATCTCTTCGGGCTCGCCTGTCTCGACTAAACCAGTAACTTTGTCAATAGAATAGCGGATTTGATCGCCACCAAGCGGATTTTCGCTTGGTTCAACAGTCACATCGCGGTATTCGCCGGCCACAACACGCTTTCTGAACTCATTTGAGTCCATAGAAATGCGGTGGGTAATTCTTGGGCACTGAGAAATGACGCTCGAGCCGTTGTAAGGGATATAAAGATCGTCAGGAAGAACCAAACGACTGACCATACGGCCCAGTTGTTCATCGTAATAAACCTTTTTAAACGCAGAACCGCCGTATCCGACGTAGAAAAGTAGCTGATCGAACTCCGGTGTGTACTCTTTCATGACCGAAGTGATCTGATAATTCATAAAATCTTGAACACGCGAGGCCTGTTGGACCTTATCGAGCGTTTCTTTGCCCAAAGTTTGCGTGCGGACAGGGCCGCCGGCGGGCATCAGCTCTTTAAATGCCTGCGCTTGGAATTGAACGATAGACTCTGTAAGCATCGGATGGACCGCGCCTGCAGCACCACGGAACGGACGTGTGCGGTCTTCGATCTTAAGGCCCAGAAGCTCCATACCTTTGGAGTACATGTCTTCCCAGTCAGAACGCGAAGACTTATCTGCCTCGAATAACGCCAAAAGGTCCAGAGAAATCTGGTTTAGCTCGTCTTCGTCGATAACCTCGGCAAGATTGCTGTAAAAATCAACGTCATCATCTTCACTTATTTCAACGACAGCGCTACCATCCTCCTCAAGAATGACCTCGATGTCCGTATCATCCTCCATCATTTCGTTGATGTCGGTTACCGGAGCTAGATTTACAACCTTGTCTATTGGCATAACACTATCCGTTTTATTGTCTTTTATTCGTGAAGTATATTAAAATACACCCTGAATAAAAGAAAGGAGAATTAAATGTTTAACATTACTCACTATTTTGAGTGGAATAACACTCCAAGTGTTGTCGGCAATGTCAATGACACCGAGGCTACTGGATTCTTTTTAAACACCAAAGGGAAATGGGATAAAGCCAAGCCCATAACAATCCTTGAGTTTTTTAATGCCGGTAGTCAAATAGACAAAGACACCTTTGAGAAGAACTTTGGTGTAATTGGTCAAGACTTACCTGCTTTGCCTACATAGCCTCCCTTTTTAAACTTAGGGATAAGCTCCTCTATGATCTTAGGATCGGCTTGATCCGCAACGCCTCCGTAAAGTTGGCGTTGCGCTTCTTGCATGTTTTCAAAACGCTTAATGTGACTTTGGGGCACATTGCCGTCGCCGTACCGTTCAACTAACTTTCGCTCAACTTCGTATAATCTATGGCCCTGTCCTTCAGATGCTCTAACCATTTCTGGTGTGACAAGCTGAATTTCACCTAGCAGACGCTCACCGTTAGGTCCTGTGTACATTACATTAAGTTTTCTATCAAAGTAACCATTGCCGGGAATAACTTGGAAGCCTCTGTCTACAGTAGGCATCTTGTCCGCTATCATTCGTGCAGCGTTTTCTGCTTCTTCTGCAGTGTTAATTAATATTCGAGTACGGATAGGGTCCGTAATGGTCCCTAGCTCATAGCCTCTTCTAGTCTTTTCCTGCAAGCTCTTCAGCCCCTTAACTCCAAACGTCTCTATCTTCTCAAGACCTAATTGATTCGTTACCTCACGAATCTCATCTTGGAAGCTTGGACCAATCCTTTCTGCCCTAGCTACCATTTCTTCAGGGGTTTTAATGTCCCCTTGGTGAGGGTAAATACGGTTATAGACTTCTTTGAAACTTCCTTTTGGATTTTCTAAGTTTACAAATTCCTGAGCTTTTACAGGTGCTCCTGACTCTGGGACTCTTACAGGAGATTCTGGCACTTGGGCCGTGGTCGGCGCTATCTCATCCAACATGCGTGCAGACTGAGTCGCGGCTGTTTCTGCCGCTTCGATGCCTGCCTTAGCAGTGCGCTTAGCTGCTCGAGCTCCCATGCCGGCTAACGGCACTGCACCCGCCATGGACAACGCGACTATCTGCTCGTACATCCTAGCAGCTTCCGTGTCTCCCGCAGCGCGGGCCTCGTCGGCAAGATCAGAATACTTATCAACGTCCATGCCTGAACGTATCTCACCTATCACTGGCGCCATGTCCAATAGGAAGCCTATGGGATCATCGCCAACGCTTTCTTTTACGGCTTTTCCCATGCTGAGCGCATCAAGACCTAATTGTGTAGTAGCTCCTACCGGAGACTCAATTAGTCTTTCGCCATAGCCATAAATGCTAGAGGGGATTTCTTTAGCGCCGCGAAGCAGGTTCGCTAGCATGCCTGCACTTTCAGTGTCACCCTCGGCAGTAAGTTCTTCACTGCCCTCAAGCTTTTTTACTTCGCCGCCCTCCGCGAAGGGTCTGCCATATCTCAAGTCGATAGGCTTCACGGTCATCGGGTCGTTTTGACTGCCTATGTTCTGAGCTATCTCACTGTATCCTGTAACTGGAGGAGCTTCTCCAAACCGCGTTCCGAACTGTGCGTAGTTAGCTGCTTCCTGTTGTGCTTTTTGAGAAGCTTGTTGTTGCATTAGTGCAAAGAGCTGTGAGCGTGACAGGCCACCACCGTAGCTGCCTGTTTGAGACAGAAGTGGCTCAAAAGCGCGATAGGCTTCTTCGTTACCACCAACTAACTGGCGCAGGTCCTGCGCTGCACGGCCTCGCGTATAACGATTTAAGGTGTCCGTTGACATTAACGAACGAGGTCGGCCGGTGACTGTAGGCGGTGTCCAACTGAATCCTGATCCGGTGGCCGAGATCAACGAAGCGGCAGGCGCGTAGTCAAAGCCTGTGAGCTGAGGGGTGCCCATTACATCTTCAATAACCTCGGTCCGTGGAGCGCTTGCCCTGAACTCAGTGTCCAAAGAAGTCTCGCCGGGGGCAAATACACTGGTATTATCCGGCAACGGCTGATAAACCGTTACTCCAGTAGCACTGTCCGCGCCGGTTCCTGTGTCCGTATCTACTTCGGTAAATATCTTGACGCAAGACTGAGTAGCCTCATCAAACCTGTATCCTGTCGGGCAGCTTATATTCTTTGCATCCTTTACGCAGGCTTTAAACACAGGGTCGTACGTATAGCCATCGGGGCAAGAGGGTATACCGTCGTCTTTATCTTCCTCTTTAGCAATCGGCATACAAGCGCCAACGGCTTCGTCATAGGCATAGCCTTCGGGGCAGCTTGGCTTCTTTTCTTCTTCAGCAGGCACGTTGAACAGGATGCTCGGATCAACGCCCGCGGCTAATATGTCTTGGAATGTATAGCCTCCCTGAGTAGCAAGGGTCTGCGCTTCACGTCGCTCTTCAGGGGTAATCACGCCGTCGGCCATGAGTCCTGCGACGTAGTTCTGCGCCTGAGTGTAGAAAGGCTGCATGTCCTTCCCTACAAACGGGGCGGATTCATATGCAGAGGCTATTGTTGATGGAGTAGAAAACGCCGTGACAGGAAGTGGCGCGCCAGAGGTGAAGATCGCGTCGATAGTGGACTGCTTCACGCCTGCGTTTAATGCGTCTTCTATCGTGACGCCAGATTCTAGAATTGCGTTATACGCTACGGCCGGGTCCCACGAAGAAGGGTCCGCTGCAATCTCTCCAAGGACACGTTGCTCAACGGCCAAGAGGTCGGCTGCAGTCTGGTTGCCTTTGCCGTAGGTAGGTACGGGGGCAGTAGATGCGGCGGCGGTGCGAGTTGTAGGTACGGCGGGTGCCGCTGCTCTGTTTGCTTGTTGTTTGGATAATTCCGCTTGTACTCTAGATAAAAGGTCTTCTGATGCAAAACCACCATTGGCCATACGGACAGGAAGCCGTGAAAGCATTTCTCGTGCAGATTGGTTGGCCATGCGGAGGCCCTCGAAAAAGAGTTATTGTTTCGCTAGTTTAGAGCTAATAATACTCTGGCACAAGTCCTTCAGTTTCATCATCTTCATCCTCGTCGTCATGCAACTGAATGAAGTTCCCCGCACGAAATCGCATCAACGCCTG